TTGCGATCTAACCGCGCCGCGCCTGTGCTTCGCATTCGCTACCATATCGTAGCACGCTCTGTCAAGTGCCTGATTTGTGAAGGGTCGTATTGCGAAGGCGAAGCCCACGCCATTATTTTGAAGGGTCTAAATCAGTGGTCTAAATCAGTGAGCGAACCCACGCCATTATTTTGAAGGGTCTAAATCCGTGGGCGCTTTTGTGGGCAATTTATTTTCCATTGCTTTCGATTGCGCTTCCATGTCGGCGCGATGTTGATTGACAATTCCAGCACCGTAAATGTGACCAGAACCAGATTGAAATGGGCAGGTGCCATCAGGCGATAGCGGTGCACCGCAGATACAGCAATGTGTTGTATAAACATGGCCTTTAATTGATCCATGTTCACATGGTACGTCAGAGATATCAGCGCCGCATATAGGACAAATATAGCCTTGTTTTACCAGATGATTTTTCATCATAGTGTTAATACGCTTGCGTGTTTCCTTGTATCTGTGAACAATGACAAAAAACCATGCGATAACCGAGATACTCAAAAACACCACAAGAAAAATTGAAACTTTGTCAACGGTAGTCATTAGGCAAGCCCCTTTCGTGAGTGAAATAGCCGCGCTTGCATCCGGTTACGGTCTTCGTGGTCGAAACTGGCGGTAGATAGAGCGATGTCACGACGAATGAGCCGTAAATGATGTTCGCAGAACATGGACCCATCAGCAGTACGGGTCAAAGCAAGATCGGTCCTATCGCAGATGTCACAGCAAGGGCCAATCGTGGCGGGTCGTGTACGCGGCTCCGGTATGCCTTGCCTGCGAACGTAGGCCGCGCATTCGTCCATGGTTTTCCAAGTGCGGAACATCAGCAAGTCGTAATCAGGATGGTCGATAAGGAAGGGGATTCCGTAGGTTGATATTCCTAGCTCGAACCGGGTAGGGATAGAATAGAAGGCGGACACGATAGAGCAGGGAATCACGCGTTGCATGTGTTGTGATGGCTCTTTAGATCGGGTGAAAGTGTACGCTCCAAAGGTCATTTTTCCCCCTTGTGTTTCTCAATGAAGCAAAGAACCTCATTCAACGAACTCACATGTTCCATCTGTTTATTTTTCGCGATAGCTTTGAACAGGCTCTCTACAGCGAGTATAGCGTTGTTCTTGCTTTCTCCTACCGGTTTGTTCTCTTCAAATTCTACAGTCATAAAAAACTAGTCTCCTAAAACATAGTACCAAAATTAGACCGTTTTTACAAGCCCTTTTATTTTACCAGTTGCTTTGATTCGTCGTTTTGTGAAGCTATGAGATCCGTCGAATTTGAAGCTAGGTACGGGGTTGAGAGATTCGACGATAGCCCCACTGGCAATAGAAAGTATGTCCTTGCCAGTGAGTCTAGCTCCCTTGTGTGCTTTCTTGATACACTCGTCACCATTGAATATGGCGTAGAGTTTTTTACCGCAGATGGCCGCGTGTGTTCCTTCGGCTTCCAGTTTCCACGCTCCAAGAGCATGTTCATCAATGGTGATTCCCGTTTGGTTGTCAAGGTTTCCAAGATGACTGAAAGAGTCCCTAGAACGATGGCTATCAAGACCACGGCAAATGATAGAGTCCGTATCCACATACATCGGATCAACAGCATGGTAAAGTCCTTTTAAGAGCATGGCGCGTGCGGCTCCGGTTATTGATGCGCCTGTGGCGATATTGAAATAGTGAAGCTCCGCTAACGGCTTGCTCCAAATAATGTAGTCGTTACCGCTGATGAATGAAGGTGACCAGCGTTTACGACAATCTTCGTCGCAAGCTTTATCGCACTCATGCCATGTTGGCGGTCTATCTTCGAATGAGGTTATGAAGTAGTCGCAATAGTTTTCAGGATTCTGAGCAAACTTCCCGTAGCCGCTGTTCATGACGAACTTATAGAACAGTGTATGAATGACATCGCCCGATGCTTTGGCGGCTAATCGCGCGTTGTAAAAATGATCGACAAATTCAGCGAAGGTAATACGCTCTGAAAAGCCACGCGTTTCGATGATCTTTTTCGGGCGAAAGGTTTTAGTTTCAAGTGCGGCTTCAAATTCATGGATGCTGGTATGGAACGTACCGTATTCGACGGTAAAATCTAGCGAATGATCTTTTTGTCTCTGTGGGAAGGCTCCGTCGTTCCAACCTTCAACCGTGATGAATGCGGTATTGGCTTCGATTTTAGATGATCGATAAATGCCGACACTAACGGGATGTAGACAGCGGCGCATAACATCAGGATACATACTATTAACGTCGTAGACCTTAATGGGTCCTTGGATGATACCGGCTTGGAATACCTGATTACGACCACCGAAGTAAAAGTCTTTTCGAAACTTTTCATCATATTCCTGATTTCCGGTAGTGAATTTATGGAACCGTTTTAGCTGCTTCATGGAAGCGGCTCCGATAGTTAACGCAGGACCGAACTCGGTAATAAAAGCAGTAACAAGAGTATACAGGTCCAAACAATCATCACGAAGATACGATGTAATCTCTTCGCGATTCGACTCCCGATTGTTGGCAGACATTTTGTTGTAGTCAATGGGAGTCTTTTTGTAAGCCGCCAATGGAAAGGGCATGATAGCGAAGCTATCGCGTAACTCATGCTTTCCTAGCCATGCTTGAATGATACGGCTATTGACAATGCGTACTTCGCGATGGATATGTTTGATGAAATAAAACCAGTCGAATCGCCCACCGTTATGAGCATAGATCGTCAAGGGCTCATTCTGAGTGTTGAGATAGGCAACCATACGATCTACACAATCGGCGGACCAGTAAGACGTAAACGCGGAGCCGTCATAGAAGCCAGCTAGGAACGGATGAATCATGCGTCCGTATTCAAATGGGTCTGTTTCAAGATCTAGAACGGCTACTTTCATGAGCGCTTCTTTTTCGCGGAACGTTTTTTCTTTGCGATTCGGGTTTTCTTGCGTTTCAGTCCGCGAACTTTGTGAGAAATTTTAGCTCTTTTTCGTGCGGCTTTCAAGTACTCAGAGTACTTTTTCTTGTTCTTTTTGAGCCTAGCAATGTAATCACGTTTACGGGCTCTTTCAGCAGCATACACTTTCTCTTGAATCTGTTCCGGCATGTGCGAAAGCTTTTCACGGTAGCGTTTGGCGCGACGACGGTTATATTCTTTCGACATCTTTTTACGACGTTCCGATGGGAAGACCCACGGCGAACGACTGGACACGCGAACGATTTCGAGGTTCTTATAGATTTGAGCCTGCTTTACTCTCGATCTAGTACGAATGGCTTCGGTAATCGATTCGTATTTGCTCACCATTTCGATTGCCATATCAATATCGCGGAACAATTCGGAGCTATTGAAGCCAAAGAAACGGAAACCAAAATATTCCGAGTCTCGTTTCATGCGGTTAATCAGCTTAGAATTAGATCGAATATCACGGAGCCACTGTTCTAATCTATGATAAGGAACGGGTAATTGTACACGTTCGATACCGGAGCCTACACTTTTAATGGTGATATCTCCGCGTTTCAGTTGGACTTTCTCAGTCGCGGAGTGTGGGATCAATACCCGGTTATTGGCCGTTTCGTAGCCTGCCGCTCGAAACTCTTTCAACCGGGCGGGAGTCACTTTTACAGCGGTCATTTTGCCGCTGAGAACGTCGTCAAACTTGCGTACTAAGGTATCTAACCGCTTGCCTTTGACCTTGATTGATGGTATGGCGGAACGGGCATCAATGCCCGTTAGCAAGCCCTTTTTCTTCAGGACCGCGACGGCATGACGGAATTGGCGCGTAGCTGTAGTGGATGGACGACGCATGGACCTGGACGGGTCACCTTAACGCGAGAAAACGATTGTAAACAAGAGCATACCACTGTATACTATTCAGAGCAAGGGTTTTGTTTCATTAAATGTCGTCAACCATCGCGACGGATCGCACTATCGGTGCCGCTACAGGCGGGTTGAGTAGCCGTCTGAAGACACTCCGGTTTGGATTGAATTTGTATCAACTTTGCAGCGATGTAAATGGGACACAACTTTTTGTCTACAAATCTACCGATCAAGGTTTGACGTGGGTTTTAGTCGATGGTTTAAATGGACCCATCATCGAGACGGGCTCATTTACACAAGGCGCATGGACCACGACGGGTGTTAAGTTTTTTGCGGCTTCGGTTTCAACGGTGGTTAATGGAACGTTTAAACGATGCCAAGTTACGATCTTTGATCCATCTACGGATTTATGGGGCACCAACACAATTACCACCAATAACACCGGACCTATAAAAAATCCGCTGGTTATTCATTACCGGGCTTCAACGTCACAATTGATTATCTTATGTAACTTTCTTACATCAGGTGCGGGATTAGGTAGGGTTCTTTCTTATACCTTTAACACTCTTACATTGGCATTTACCGGCGAATCGGCTGTAGTTATATCATCAATAAATGTCATCTTTAATTCTGTTGCTATTGTTGCGGCGGGTCCTGGTATAACTTTGTTGCTGTATACCGAACGGGATACACTTACAAATACTAGCATTCTAGCCTACAAAACTTTAAGCGATGCGGGTGTGCTAGGCGTTCAAGTCAATATTGATTCGGTGGTTACGGTATCGACAGCTAGTATTGCACGCGCCACAACCGATGGAACAACCATCGGGCTTGTATGGTTTCCCGATAGCGATGGGGCTCAGGACATCCTACAAACTTATACCGCGCCCGTTGCGACACTGGTTTTTACCGCACAAACTATCGGTCTTGATGGCGTGCTGTTCGGAGCCTTTACAAGTTTTGATATCGCGGTGGGCTCTTTTGGAACAGTAGTGATAGTGGCCTATTTCTTTTTTCTTTGGACAATCGTTAGATATCAGGATACTGGTAGTGGTTTTGATAGCGGATTAGTGCAGCAGATTCCTGGCACGGTTGTTTTGAATTCGTTTATGGCGTTAGCCGCTGTTCGCGACACGGATTTAATCAACATCAGTTTTTCATGTCTGGTTACAGGGAAGCAAGCCACACTAGACGTTGCAGTGTTGGGCGAAGTGTTTGTGGTTCAGCTAACCGCTGTTGTAGTGGGTGATAATACTATATCATTTCAGATGGTGCAAGGGACGGGTGCGTTATCGGTGGCCGTCGTTGGTCATGCGATTACGGTAACTTTAGCAGATGATGGTGGAATTCCACCATCGACTACAACTATCACGGATCTTGTCAACATCCTGAATGCTACACCGGCATTCACGGCATTGGCAAGTATTACGCAAATTGGGGCGAATCCAACTATTACACGTTTGGTAGTGTATCCACTTAACTTTCTAACCGGTGGTGTTTTTGGACCCACGCGTTTACTTGCATTTATTCCGCTGAATTTATCACCGGCAGTCATGTTACCTAACATTTTAATGGCTCCTAGTTTTTCTATCATTTTACCGGACCCTCATTCTAAGTGTGCTCCGAACAAGCTTCAAAAGTGCCATGCTGAATTGGCGTGTCATTACGCACCGTTTCAAGTGTTCTATCCGCCACGCGCGGGAAAGATAGGTTAAATGTTAGTCAATCAAAAAGGTCTACAAATCGTCAACGCGAAAAATCAGACGTTACCGGAGGAAGGACCTAAAACTGTCCCGTATATCCTTAATTTTGCGGTAGCGGCTAGCTATGATTTCGATTTAGAACAGATGCAAAATCAAGGCTTTTTTTCGATGTTGCAAACGGTCTTTGTCGATACCATCAGCGGGAATGCCGCGCCATCGGTAGGACCTACAACTATCACGGTTACGGCTACCGGGCAGGTATTGACCATTAAAAATAACGCGTGTGGCTATTACCCTATCGTTGCACCGAACCCGGTTCGGCTCTCGATTGCCAACGCGTCAGGTTCGGATGTCATCAAGATTCAACTTATCAACGTTGCCATCGCTCCGTTAGTTTGGAGCCCAACATAAAATGACGGGCTTAACTATGATGCTGAAAGCGTTCGGCATCCAACTAACACCGGAGCAGATAGCGATGGCCGAACGTGAGATACCAGCGCTACCGCAACGCATCGTACAGGCCGGAGCCATGATACAAAATGGGCTCCAAAATTTTGAGCAACGTTTGCAACGCATCGAATCGGCTCAAGCCGCGCAACAGCAATTGTTAGAGCAAATTTTAGAGACACTGGAGTCTAACGATGTCCCAATCAAACGGGCTACCGCCAGTAGAAAACGGCTTACCTAATGAAGCCATCGAAAATGAACTGGAAGAACTTAGCGACGAATTGGAAACCGTTGCTGATCGAATCGCGGGAGACACTCAATGGTTAAGAGAACACCAAAGCGAAGCCGTACAGGCCTTGGAAAGCTTGTCACAAAGATTGACGACGCTAGAAACTTCGTGCGAACAGCAGCGGACGGAATTTCGGAGCTTGCGGGAAGAGATCAGGAATCTCAAAGAGTTAATGGCTTCGACCACGGACCACTTGAGATCGTTGACCCTGGACTACTCGAATCGCCCGAACCAATCCCCTACACCGCAAACGACAACACAGCCGAACTCCCCGAATTCAGACCAGAGCCAGAGCCAGAGCCAATCGGAGCAACTCCCGAACCCGGAACAGCCGCCGACACAAAACAGCGCGGTAGGCCACTTGGATCAAGAAACGGTGCCAACGGTGGCGCGTCGAAAGCGGTATCGAATATAATCGCTGATTTGGAATCGTTGCTTTTGAGCGTTCATTTTATGGGTGCTCAAATTCTCTCGATTCCTGAAATGGAATTAGATCAGACGGAAGCGGCGAAGCTTGCAGCATCGTTCAAAAACGTTGCGAAATACTACAACGTTGCAGTTGATCCGAAAAAGCTTGCGCTCTTTGAGCTATCGACGACGGTAGGCGCAATTTATTTGCCGCGTGTTATTGCTGTGATGAAAAAGCCGCGCGAACCGAAAGAGCCCAAACAAGTAGGTCCACAACTTGTCCCGAAAGCGACGGCTCCACAAACCGCGCCACAGCCGCCAGCACCAAAATTAGAGACGCCATCGCAAATGTGGGCAGAATCGCCCGTTGATATGGGAGGGATTTGATGAGTAAGCGAAAGCCGCCTACAAGGCACGTGACAAAGAAACCGGTTAAAAAACCGGTTCAAAAAGAACAAGGGCAGACGGAACAGGAAAAAGAACAGGACATCCACGATATCGAAATTTTGGATGCTGAGAAAGACGCGGAGAAACCGGTTATCAAACATCCGGCGAATCATCTCGTTAACAACTAATGGCCGTCAGATTACCCAACGATACCGAACGTATCTCGATTATCGGCGCGACGGGCAGCGGAAAAACACACGCTGCTCTTTGGCATCTTTCTAGACGTAACTATAATTTGAAACCTTGGATTATCTATGATTGGAAAGGTGACGATTTTATTTCGTCGATTGAAGGGGCTCAATTTATCGGGCTAGGCGAACCTATCCCGCGTCGTCCTGGTATTTACGTGGTCCAACCGGACCCATCGGACGATGAGCTAGTCACAGAACATATGTGGCGCGTATGGTCCACTGGAAACACCGGTGTCTACATTGACGAAGGTTACATGGTGGGCAATACGAACAAGGCGTTTCGGGCTCTATTAACGCAAGGTCGATCTAAGCATATTCCGATGATCGTCCTTTCCCAACGTCCGGTATGGATGGATCGTTTTGTATTTTCGGAATCTGAATTTTTTCAGGTGTTTCGTTTACAGCATATCGGAGACATTAAGAAAATTCAGGAGTATATTCCACACGACATCACGCGGCGGCTACCACCGCGCGTGAGCTATTACTATGACGCGCCTAACGATAAGCTAACGGTGCTCGATGTAATGGCCGATAGAGAAGCTATCTTAGACACTTTCCAAACCAAATTACGGGGGCTAAAGAAAGTTGTATGAGTAAACCAGCACGAAAAACAACCGGTGTAAAACGTACGCTTGAACAAAAGCTTGCGGATCTAGACGCAAAGAAAAAGCGTTTGGAAACCATGAAACAAATTGCCGACTTGCGAAAGACCTTGAAAAAATAAAGTCTTGACAAGTCGTGGTCTTACAGTTTATAATGCCAGAGAGGAACGGTGTCGCTTTATGGAAGGTGAATCAATCATTAGCTGGAATCCGGCGAACTGGATTACGGTGGTTCTGATGGTCGCGCTTGGATTTACGATCCTAGCGGCGGGTGCCAGAATCATCCAACAGAAACGCGCGGCGGCATAGGGCAGGTTTTATGGGGATCATCAATTTCAACCTGTTGAAACATCCGGTTAATTATTTCACGGTTACCCTGATGGTTTTGATTGCGGCCATTGCGTTTCACTTTTTCATGCAATATCAAATGACGCCTATAAAACAGGCGTCGTAATTTTTAACTACGGGCTAGCGTGGTTTTGTTGTTTCACTTTTAACCGAAGAGAAAGGCATCCCCGTATAATCTACGGTTCATTTTATGAGTACACAACCACAACTTACCCCACAGATGCAAAACAGCATCGCGCGGCAATTGATTCGGCAAACATCCGTCGATATGTTGCAGCCGATTTTCAGCGCGACGTATACCGCGTCCGGTACGGCGAACGTGTCCGCGACACAGCCTACCGTGAACGTCATTCCGCGTAACGTCGGATTGATTAAAGGATTTTGGGTTAAGGTCGTTGGCACGATTACAAACGGCTCCGCTGTTCAAATCGATCTAGCGAACCTTAGCCCATCGACGATCTTGTCACAGATTCAGTTCAACGACCTGAATAACAACACCCGGATTCAGACCACCGGTTGGCACATGCATTTCGTCGATTCGATGAAACATCGACGGCCATTCGGTACGGCTTTAATTCGTGGTGTGCCTGCCACCGGTATCGATTCGCCCATCGATTACGGTAACAATTTTGCCGGTCAAATTTCTGCGCCTGCCACCATTGCAGCAGCGGGTAGCGGAACGGTTATCATGTGGTATTGGGTACCGTTGGCGTACTCTCACGAAGACTTGCGCGGAGCAGTCTACGCGAACGTCGTGAATGCTACGATGCAACTGAATCTAACGTTTAATCCTAACCCGGTAGTAGCGGCGGGTGCGGATTCGACACAAGCGTTGTTCGTTGGCGATGCGGCGGGCTCAGTCGCGCTTGCGCGAATCTCAGCGGCTACAGTTACGGTCTATCAGAATTATATGGACCAGTTACCGGTAGGCGCGAATGGCGTGGTTTTGCCGATCCTGGATTTAGCGACGATCTACGAACTGAAAAACACTTCGTTGACGGCCGTAACGGCGAATCAGGATTTTCCGATTCAGTATTCCAACTTTCGCGACTTCCTTTCGACCACCGTTATTTACATCAACACGGCGGCTACCGGAGCCCGTAGCGATGGTTCGGACATCAATTATTGGGCTCTGCAATCTGCCAATTTCACGAACATCTGGAAAAAAGAACCTGCTTTGGTAGCGCTCCAAACGCGTAACCATTTACAGACGGACATGCCGCCCGGATGCTATTACTTCGGGTCGCGAGAGAAGCCGATTTCGACGACGCAGTACGGCAACATGCAACTGATCCTGAACGCCATCACGGCAGGTACGGGCGCTCAGTGCCTGATGGGCTTTGAAGACTTCGCTCTTGTTCAGACCTTGAATATGGCGGGTTCGTTAGCCGCATCGTAACGGGTTCGCGCTATAGGCTAGTCTCCGGTAGCGCGGGAAACAGAGTATCGGTCTTTCTCCCTCCGACAAAGATCGATGCTCTGGTTTGGATTAAGTTTGGAATCGCATGAATGCGATGGTTATAAGTTTTAGGAGAAAAGACCATGCAAAAAGGTATCTTAGACTGGCTAGCGCATCCGTTTAACACGGAAGGAAGCGCTCTTAATTGGGTCCTGTTCGTGGGGCTCCTGTTCATTGCCGCATGGTTTTGGAACCACGTTTTGCTTTCGATCAATACCGAAGTCTGATTTCAAGGGGGTCTTTCATGAAGGGTTGGCATTTAGCGATTTTGGCGTTATTGATTGGCTACGCGTTGGGCTATTGGATGCCAGCGGTAGGCAATCTCACACTGGCAAAATTGTATCCGCGCCCGTAGGACATGTGGCAGATGGGGGGTCTACTAATATGGAGCGTGACGATAAACCGATTACGGATCGTGAGAATTTTCCGGCGAACGACGTAGACATCAAAAGTCACGTCGTTCTCATGCCGTGTTCATTGTCTTTCTCCGCTGGTTATGAAAAAGCGGTAAAAGATATTTTGTTCATCGTTTCGATGGCGGTAGTTTCGATGGTGATTTTGAATCGGATTTTAAACCATGAATCAAACTAGCGTAATAGCCGCCGCGCTGGTTATTGGCTTTGTGGTATTCATCACGACGCGCGGCGAACTCGCAAAGTATCTTGCGTTGTTGGGGCTCTAGAAAATGCCTTTCGCTTTCATCATTATCGGAATTGTACTGTTGATTGTCGCGGCGCGGAATCAGCATTCACAATTTTTCACGCTGTTAGCGAACGATTTTGTAGGACCTAACAATTTTGTGTTTTGGGCAGCGGCCATTTTAGCGGTAGGCTCCGTGGGCTATATTCCTAAGCTGAAACCGTTATCAGTTGCGTTTATCGTGCTTACGGTAATTGTCCTGGTTTTGACACGCGGGAATCCGAACAGTACCGGTGGCGGTTTTTTTCAACAACTTTTGAAGCAACTGAATTCTACACAGTCTGCAAAGTACACCGCTTCGCCATCGTCTTCCAGTGGCTCATCAAACGGGCAAGGATTTCAGAGCCTTGCAAACGCGTTCTCTTTTGTCAACGGTTCGCCTGCTAGCTCCGGTAGCGTGAGTAATAACCCGTTCTGGTTTGCCAGCGATGCGAACGGGCTCAACGGGCAGGGTCCTGGTTCAGGTGTTACATCCGGTATCGATAATTTTGGTGGGAATCAGAACATCTCTTATGAGTTACCTGATTTGACCTTACCAAAACTTTAGGGGGTTTTATGGATGATAAATTGATTACGACAATTGTTCAAGTGCTAACCGCTGTAGTTGGAGTTAGTATCATTGCGGTACTCGTTTCGAAGAACGCCAATACGGCGGGTGTTCTTACGGCAGGTGGTTCTGCGTTTTCGTCCATACTCAAGACTGCCGTATCGCCGGTTTCCGGTGGTAGTGGCATTGGATCGCTCAGCTTATCAGGTGGCGTGGGTTCCATACTTTCGAACCTGTAAAATTTCGACTCTAAAAGGGAGGTTACCAAAATGGGTGACCAGTTAATTACCAGCGTAGTTACCGTACTTACTGCCATCGTGGGCGTTGCGATCATCGCAACATTGGTGTCAAAAAATGCCAACACGTCACAGGTGCTTCAATCCGGTGGGCAAGCTTTCTCGCAATCGTTAGCTACTGCTCTTTCGCCGGTTACCGGTGGTGGTGGCGGTTTAGGCAACATCGGCGGGTTTACCGGTGGTGGTGCGTTTTCCAGTATGGGTAGTTTCTAGACCGTTGTAAACGGGAGGTTCAAAAACTATGCCATTTTTTCGGTCAAAGTTACATCAGACGGTTACGGGCGCAAATGTTCGTATCCGTTTGGGTTTGTTCGGTAATGGAACACCGGCAGCGGCGGCATCTTTTGAAGTGAATCCTACTTCGATTACACCGTTGTATTCCTACGCTCAGGGTGATTTATTTACACCTGGAGCGATGAACTTTGTTTTTGAGCCTAATTTTGAATTGCCTCTGCAAACCGTTTGGGGGTTTGGCTTCATTCGGAACCCCAACACGTTTAGCGTGCGACAACCAACGCAGGCATTTTCAAACCCGGTTCTTAGCTACAACGGGCTAGGCGGTCAAATGGCGGGTCAAATGGCTACACAGCCGTTGATGTCTAATGATGTAGCAGGTGGCGGGTAACCATGCTCGATTGGATCAAATCCCATCCGTATCTGGCAGGTGGCGCGGCTATCGGTCTAATCGTGCTGTACTTTGTTGTCCGATCGGCAACGTCTACACCCGCCGCGCAAGTGATTCAGACGGGTCCTACGGATGCTCAGCTACAAGCAAATGCTCAGCTAGCCGCGATTCAGGCACAGGTGCAAGCGGCTCAGCAACAGACCACTGGTGCCGTACAGGCGAATCAAGCCAATGCCGATACTGCGCTAGGGATCGCAGGTTTACAGGCGCAAGCCGTCAAGGATCAATCTACGGCGGCTGTGCAAGCGAACAAGGATACACAGGCGTCCCAAGTCGCGCAAGGGCAAACGGCTCTACAGGCCATTCAGGCTCAGGTAGCCGCACAAACGCAGCAAGCCCAAATTAACGCCAGTGCGGCGGCTAACATCGCCGGTATCAACGCCAATGCGGCTAGTAGCGCTCAAATCGTAGGCTACAACGATCAACTAACCGCGTCTCTTGCAGGTACGGCAGCTTCGGTTTCTATTGCCGATATTCAATCGAAAACGCAGTTAGGATTATCGATTGATGCTTTATCGGGTTTGATTAACACGAATCAAACTCAGCTAGGAATCGCCAACGCTCAATATAACTATCTGACAAATGCCGCTGGTTTTGCACTAGCGGGTTTACAGAATACAAACATTACTAATTTTAATATCGCCGGTTTACAATTGCAAGGTTTGGAAGACACAAACGCTACCCAACTTGGAATCGCCGGTATAAATGCCAACGCGGCAGTTACCATCAATTCTCAGAACAACCAAACGCAACAACTTGGAATCACTACCTATGGTGGGATCGCAAATAATCTCATTGATACACAAGGGGCTTTAACGTCCCAATATCAGCAAGGGCTTTTTAATTATCTTGGACAGCAACAGCAAAACACTTACAATTTACAGATTGGCGGTTTGAGCGTCATTGCAGGTGGCGGTTTAAATTTAGGTGGTTCCGGTGGGGCTAATACCGTCGCTGGTTTCAATGCGTTATTTACCGGACAGCCTTCTAATCCGTTTTCAAATCCGGGCTTAGTTAGTTCTCTCGGTCCTACCTTATCGGGTTTGGGTAACCTGTTAGGTGGTGCGGGAAATTTGATAGGAAATATCATACCATGATGACACCACATCAGCAAGAGCTTTTGAAACGGTTCGGCTATCCGATGCTCATCGTAGTCGCTGTTCTGTTTGTGTACTGGTATTTCACACGTAACAGTGCGGCTACCGGAAACGTGCTGAATGCTTCTCAGTCCGGTGTACCTCTATCATCCACTACAACCGCTGGAAACGGCTCTATCGGTGGTGGTGCTGTGGGAGGTACACCGCTCACGAACGGTTCGCCGGATACAACACAACCGGGCATCAATCAACAGACACCGCAAATGATCTACCCTGGTTTTCCTAACACAGGTGTTGATGTCCAACCATCCGACATCAGTAGACTCACTCACAATTTTCCGCCTGCGTGGGCGAAGCCAGGAACGACCTTAGGTAAAAACAAGGATGGCGACTGTTGCGGTAGTTGCGCGCCAAAATGTAATGACGGCGGATCGACACGCTATACCGATTCGCAAAATACGGTGCTCGCCGCTAGTCGCGCGATTCAGCTAGGTTCTATTCATGGCGACTCAATTGCCACTAATGAAAACGGGCTCATGACGGCCATTCTCAATTCTGTGGACCTTGGAACCAATGGCGATTTTGCAGGGTCTAATCCGCTTGGACCTGGACTAACCGGTATCAGTGTGTTACCCGGTGGGGCTATCTTTTATCAGCCGCCGGATTTTGCTATAAATACACTTGACTCAATGGACGGAATCGCGAGTCCTGGTAGGCGCTAACCATGTCTACAGCGGCATCTACATTGGCGCTCAAATATCCCGCGCTAGATACTGCTATTGCTAGTTTTGAAGGGTTCGGACAACCAAACTCTTTGGCAACTAAAAATAATAACCCTGGAAACCTTATCGCCGGATCGTTTGCCACTTCTCATGGTGCTACATCCGTCGATGCAAACGGGTTCGCTGTATTTCCCGATGCGGCTACCGGAGCAGGCGCGGAGGATTCTCTTGTCGGTTATTACTCGAATCAAGGCTACTCGCTTTCAGGCCTTATCAACGCGTGGGCTCCGCCGACTGCTCCCGGTAATAGCGCGGTGGCCACACAAAACTACACCGATTATGTATCCAAAGCTTTGGGTGTTAGCTCAACAACGCCGATTTCAGAGACGAGCAATTTATCACTCTCTAACCAGCTTGGAACACCTTCTCAACTCTCTTCGCCCCTTGGAACAGGACCTACTCAAAGTGGGGCTCTTTCGCCAACGTCGATAACCGGAGCCTTAAACAGTGCTCTTAGCACGGCAGGCTCCGTGGCGAACTTACTTGCAGGGAATCCATTAGGGGCTACCGGATTGATACCGGGTTTTTCATGGGGTCGTGTTGGTACGTTTGTTGCGGGTCTAATTGTGATTGCAGGTGGAATCTATCTGTTTAAGCCGGTTCAAAACATTGTCAACAGTTCGGCGCGTGGGGCTGTTAAGGCTCTTGCGGCATGAAAAAGCCCGTTCGCATTTCCGGTGTTTAAAGTCGGCGCGTAACGGGCTCTTTTGGCAGATGCGGACTAGTCTAGACCAGTTTACGCTTTCGCCTTGCTCTTGTCAACGGCCTTTGTGGTCATTGGCATAGGAGCCGCTGAAACTTCGGCAGTCATTGCCTGTAGGCGGTCGTGGGCTTCGGTTTTGATGATTTGCTTATAGGCGTACGAATAGCCGATGGTCGATTTTTCATCGGGATTTGAGAAGATATCATAACCGAATTTGATCGCGTTGCCATCAGCAGTCTTTAACTTCGCTTCCAACTGTTCGAGCAAAGTACCCGGTAGCATGAGCTTGTTCGATTCGAAGCCTTCGCCCGCAGCATTGACACCGCGAAACTCTCCTAAAATCAGTTTGTAAGTCTCACCGGAACGGGCTTCCTTGATCTTGATTTCGGAAACCTCACCGTAGATGCGCCCCATGTAAACCTGCTTCTCATCTTTGATAGCTTTCTTACCGTCGCCACCGATAGCCTTGATCGTCAATTGCGCGATGGGTGTGAATACTAGTTCTGTTTTCTCCGGCATGTCTAAAATCTTCCTTGTAAATCTGATAGTCTCCGGTTAGGAGCCATTTAGAGTGTATCAAAATGAAGGCTCAAAAACAAGTCATCATTTTTCATAACACCTATCTTTAGATAGGGTGCTAAATGGTACTTGCTTGATGGGCTTCGGTATGGTAGTCTGAAGGTGACCTGGACAGTCAATTTCGGGCTCTTTCCCTTAGTAGTGATTCTTCCCGGTTAGGGTCGAAAGAGCCCGAACTACTTTCCTCGGATTTGTAGGGGTCGTTCGGGAGCTAGGAGCTTGAACGATTAAACGATGGGACTTCCAAGCCTACGCCCCTAACCCTAAACGCCTTGCATCGGAGACAACTATGAAATTTTTCGGTACTGATATTCAGACCACTGAAGTACAGATAGCATCCGGTCGTGATATCCAAAGTGAGTACACCTTGGAAGACGGCTCAGTCGTTCGCGTTGCATTCCGCGTTGACTTTTTCAACCGAATCAACGGCACGGACCCGAACGGCGAACCTACTTATATCGCAATCGGTATGCCTCATGTTCGCGTGATGAAATCGGTTATCAATCGAACGGACAAGCAATTGAGCTTGCTCGAACGAGTGGTAGCGATGCCGCCTAGTTCTGGTTCGGCAGAACCGGCGGGTTCGGGCGTTACGGGCTATCATGTGTTTGAATCTTGTATTGATGGTAATTCCGGGTGTCTTAAATGTGGTGCTCCTAATGATGCGCCTGTTCATGACTCAATAGATAGACCAGCTTATTTTAGACCTTAAAACTCTTTACCAATATTTATCAAGACTTAAAATCGGTCAAATAAAAGCCTTCGCAATACGACCCTTCACAAATCAGGCACTTGACAGAGCGTGCTACGATATGGTAGCGAATGCGAAGCACAGGCGCGGCGCGGTTAGATCGCAAAATCGGGTGCGGGACGGGTGCGGGACGTACAGGCCCC